TCCGTTGGTCTCACCCTGTTCGCGCACCATCTTCATAAACTTGCGCAACCGTTTTTGCGGTGGGTCGCCCGTGCTGTCAAAAAAGAAGATAACCCGCGCACGAACATCAATAAACATACTCACCCAGTGCTCCCCCGGTTTATTATGCGGATCTGTATTGAATACGATACCGATTTTGTGCTTTCCATTCTTCACGTGCTTCATAATATCGAACTTGCATAACTCTTCCCATACACATTCGCCATCCTCAAGAACCTCGTCATAATCAACCGGTGATGGACCGATAAATAGGAACGATGGATTGGCGTGTTCATATTGTTTGAGAGAATTCGCAATATCGATACTCGAGAGCCATTCGTGAATATCCTTCTTCCACGTGTTCGGTGCTTGTGGCGCAAATGTATAATGAAGCATTTCTTTATCCATACCTGATGATGCGAAGCTCTGACGCAGCCAACACGCTTCTTGATGGCATACGCTGTTCATATTTTGTTTCAGAGCGGTCCAAATCGCACGCGGATCTGTATCTATGATTTTCTGATCAGGATGGCGTCTATTCCAAAGCGATTTTAACTTTTCGAGAGATTTCGCCGAGTAGCATGAAAAATCCTTCGTTTCGTTGATATCAGGGTCGGTCTGATCTCTCGGCGCACAACTTACTGATTTGAATTTATCTTGGTTGGCTGGGTCGCTTCCACCACCGACCATTTTTTTGTTCTCCATTTCGTATTTACTTTTGAAATACTAAACTTATACTATTATGTCATAAAAAATTGAAGCGTTTATATTTTATTATTTCATTTGCATCGTACCAAGTCGTTCCATTCCTTTGTTCCTTTCGTTTCGTTTATTCGATTGTTAATCATGCCAGTTAAGACTCGTTCTCAGAATAATCAAAAGCAGCAAGAGCAACATCAAGAACAGCAATACAATAATAGCGTGGCAAATGAAGACATTCACATTACCGCTATGACAACCGCGTCACATTCTAATAAAGAACAACGCCGTGTGAAAATAACGACACCCTCATTCATCGAAGCCAGCACTCACACATACAAAGTGTATTCACGAAGAAACAAACCACCTCATAGCGATGCGTCAGCGGCGTCGGCGTCGGCGTCGGCAAAAAAGAAAAAGAATACGACGGCGGTAGCATTCGCAGTCAAAGAAGAAGCGATCGACGATGCTGCTGCTGTTGAAGCGTTGTTGGCATTACAGTCTCATGATTACGACCACGACAACGACGACACATCAAGACTTTCTTCGTCACAAACCACCGACACCGACACCGACACCGACACCACCACGAGCACAGAATCGCATCAGCATCACAAATGTTTGAACCCGATGAACCCAATTTCAAAATTCATATACCGAATCGGGATTTACAACATCGCACAAACCGTTCATTACAAAACTGCGTATATATTGTATGACACAGCGTCCCGTTTGTATCATGTTTATACAATCATTTCAAACCAGATCTCGTATCCAGAAAACGACAGCGCACTGGTTGAATCACGAACCGAATTTACACTTCCATCCCCTAACAACACGATACAGACCAAATACAAGTCATATATCGATGACACGATTACCAATTTCATCATGACGATGATCGTTCCATCAAACGAGCATGATTATTACATTCAAGATGATATTCTTGGTGTCGTAATTCAACCTCAAGAGTTTCAAAAGAAAGCATTCGACGAAGAGTCATGCTTCTACGATATCGAAGACCTGGTGTATGATAACACGTCGAGCGAGACAATCACCGGATACAAAGCATTCATGATGGTTCCTTCACGCAATTTCTGGTATTCACCAGCTGGAGCTTATTACTATACTCCGACCGAGGCAAATACAGTCGCATATCGCGATAACAGATACACATCTCAAACCGTAGGAAGTGTTCTATCGATACTTTCACAGTCATCTTAATCTTTCGGCGGCAGCGGCGACTACTCGTTTCGAAATTTCAGTTTGATAATCACGGACTTTAGGTAGGCGCGAGTTAATATCCTGGTCGTTGTTTTCGACTCGCGGCTTCATTACAATAAAATCATCAATCGTTTTTTTTCGAATACACATCTTATTCGCAATCGACATGATGTTATGGGTGTGTGACGTAGGAGGAGGTGGTGGCGGTGGCGACGACTCGGACAACATCGACGAATCTGAAATGGGTGACGATGGTGGCAGCGGAGGCGAAGGAGCTCTCATTATTTTCTCTTGTAATTCATTCCGTGCGTCATCACTTACCATATCTGTAATGTCATTCCATTTCAAATACTCGATACATGATTTAATGTATGCTTGATGCGCATCGTTGATATTTTCGTTTTCACATCGTTCATGAAATAAGTCACGCGTCATATTCATTATTCGTTCTTTATAATACAACTTTTCCTTGCGAAAGGTTTCTTGGACAGTGTCGGACGTATTCGCCAACGTTTTTTTACATCTATCGTATTTGGATCGATTCGCCATCACTGATAACGTAAGTTCGTTTAATTCGTCGGTCCAACTTTTGTTGTCGTGGTTGCGGTCTCTTTGATTTTCATCAGCCATTTACGCACAGAATTGTAAATAATAATAGAACAATAGTTTGCCATATATTGTTATATTATTATTGTGCGATGCTTTTATACTCGCTACTGCTACTGCTACTGTTATGATCGCATCGTTAAATGCTCCCTCGCATTCGACCCAGCGGTTGCCCTCGGAATAAATGTTGCGAATTTATTGTTCGTCTTTTCGCGTTCATTCGTCGTCGTTGCCCTACCCCCCGAAAAACCTTCCGATATACGTGACATCTGCGTTGACTGATCATTTTCCTTCAGTTTCTTTTCTAACTGTTCCTTCGGAATATAATTCGTCGTGGGCTCCACGACAGGCCCACCTTCACCTGTACAAAATCCATCATAATCACAATCTAATGTGCGAAGCTGAAACCGTGTTGAATTATCAAATGTTAGTTTGCCTAAATTGTGAGGATTCGGATTCATCGGTGCGAAATTCGACGCACCATTATCGAATAAATAGGGATTCGGTTGTTCGACATCACGCGCGATAACTGTAACATTATATAAATCACTATCCGAATTTGGCACATATACTGCGCGATCGTTGCGTTGAAGAGCGAAAAATTGGTTACGAAGCGATGATTCTACATTCACGCGTTCTGCCCAGCCACGCCATGGTGCTCGTGCGTTTCCCGGATTAAACACCGTTTCTGTGGAAAACTGCTGATACGGTTGTATCTGGACGGTAGGGACCGGTCGTGTTTCTAAAATCGGCATCATGGCGTATTTCGACGAAAGCGGACGAACATCGAATGCCGGTCGTAATGCCGCCGAAGGAATATTTCTATCGGAAATCCGCGAATTAATCTCGTCTAGGCGATCATGATGATTCGAATATGCGCCATTTACAACTCCATAAAATTCCATCTTTGTATTATTATATACTTACAATATTATATACTTATTATATCGTACGTTTGACCGAATGATATATAAACACAATACGTTATTATTATGTATCTTATTATACATCGTATAATCAGCGTTAGAACCTTGTATAATGTGTGGAATATTCTATTTTCAAACCGTGGCGAGAATAGCCATCGCCCAATTAAAAACGTTACAGGAAAATTTTATTTTATCAGCACATCGAGGGCCTGATAAATCAGTTTTTATGAAAGATGATACTCGCGCATGGGGGTTCCACCGCCTCTCGATCAACGGAATGGACTCCGCTGCCGATCAACCGTTTCATCTGAAAAATTGTCGCTTGATATGTAATGGTGAAATCTATAATTTTCGTGCATTGATCGAGGAGTTTGGATTGGCTGGCGAATACAAAAGCGGGTCAGACTGTGAGATCATCATTCACTTGTATCGGAAAATCGGCATTCATGAAACGGTTCGTCGATTGGATGGTGTATTCGGATTTGTTCTCCACGATTATGAGAATGGTATTACATATGTCGCGAGAGATCCGGTGGGTGTACGTTCCCTCTTTATCGGTGTATCGCGCCATGATGGTATGTTCGGTGGCGAGTATTCTGATTTAATGTGTGTATCGATGAATCCAGATCATTATGGGTTGTGTATCTCCAGCGAACTAAAATCAATCCATGCGTTATGTGATACGGTTGTTCAGTTTCCGGCGGGAACATATATGGAATATTCAGGCGAAGATGACGGAACCGCAGTTTTTCGGAGTTATTACGATTACGCGTATCTTTCGTATAAATCACATCAGGGTATCAGCGATGTAAGCACCGTTTTGAAAAGAACGAATGACTGTTCATTATTTGAATGTCAGTTGAAAGAGTTGTGTGTGAATTACTCGTATCCGATTTCAGAGCCGCTGGGTGGCGAGGCAGAAATACTCACAAATATACGCGAATTATTTACAAAAGCGGTCGTGAAACGACTCATGAGCGAGAGACCTGTCGGTTGTTTGTTATCTGGTGGATTGGATAGTTCACTTGTTACTGCGATTGTTGCGAGAGAATTGAAACGTTCGTCGCCAGATACGGTTCTTAACACCTATAGTATTGGACTGGAAGGGTCGGTGGATCTCATTTGGGCGCGGCGGGTTGCAGAATATTTGGGCACATGTCATCATGAAGTCGCGTTAAAAGAACGCGATTTTTTAGACGCAATTAATGACACAATATATCAAACAGAAAGTTACTGCACCACGACGATTCGTGCTTCGGTCGGAAATTATCTCGTGAGTAAATATATTCAACAACAAAGCGACGATGTCGTTATCTATTGCGGCGACATGTCGGACGAGATATTCGGTTCATACCGCGGATTCTTGAAAGCACCGAGTGATGCGGATTTTCATCGAGAGAATGAGCGCATGATTCGCGATGTTCGTTTTTTCGACCTGCTTCGATCGGACAAAAGTATCAGTGGTGCTGGACTGGAGGCACGCGTGCCGTTTGCGGATAAAGAGTTTTTG